GCTAGACTGGATCTAGCAATCGATAAACTATCCGACGTTTCAGCAGACATTAAAGCTGTACTAGCTGTACATGAATCTAAGTTTGAAAACCAAGAAAATTTAAACAACACATACTATGATCAAATAGAAAAACTACACATCCGTATAGGTGAACTCAGAGATGAAAATCATGAGCAACACCGAGATATGATATCAATGATCGAGCCAAAGATTGAAAGAATAGAAAACAGATTAACAAGTATGGAAAAGTGGAGATGGATAATTGTAGGAGCAGCTATGCTTGCTGGCTTTCTTATTTCATCTACTAATTTAGTTGACTTGTTAAAGTAATTACCTTATAATATATTTTTATATAATGGAAAGTTCATATGTGGAAGAAGCTCGACACATCTAAAATTACTAGTAATGTCTGTATGCAATGTGCTGCATGTTGTAAACATACTGTAAGGTACGTAGAACATACAGAAAGATATGCTAAAAATAAATTAGAATATCTTATGGCTATGCACGACAAACCTAAAGAAGATTTTTGGATACAACAAGATGATAAAGGTAAATGGGTCTTGTCTGCTGAGTTTAAATGTAAACAACTTCTACCAAATAATGGTTGTAAAGTATACAAAAATAGACCTTATACTTGTGAAAGGTTTAATTGTTTTGAGACAGCCAATAATAATAAGGCTTATCCAGAAAATTGGAAAGTAATAAAACAACTTGTGGATTGATACAAAATACATAACATTAATGTCTGGACAGTTAGGACAGTTTAAACGAAAGAATAGTACATTTAACTTTAGATGTCCATACTGTGGTGACTCTCAAAAAGATAAATTTAAGGCTAGAGGCTATCTTTTAGAGAAGAAAGGCAACTATAATTACTATTGTCATAACTGTGGTGTATCTAAGAAATTTAGTAAATTCTTACAGGATAATAATGGCGAGCTGTATCAACAATATAGTTTAGAAAAATTAAAGGAATCTGGTGTTCCAGAGGTTAAAAAAGAGATAGATACTATTACACAACCTAAGGCATTTCCGGATTATCTTAGGAGTGGCAGCCCTCTGAGAACTATTAAAAAAATATCTCAGTTGGCATGGGATCATCCTGCTAAAAAATACGTATTAGATAGGAAATTACCCAATCAAAGCCATTCTAAGCTATACTACTGCCCTAGGTTTTATAGCTGGACTAACAAACTAATACCTAATAAATTTAAGGATACAATCAAAGATGAACCAAGACTTATTATACCATTTATTGACGAAAATAATAAGTTATTTGGCTACCAAGGTCGTTCCTTTCAAAAAGAAAATAAATTTAGATACATCACAATAATGCTAGACGAATCTAAGCCAAAGATATTTGGTTTAGAAAGCATTAACTATGATGAAAAGGTATATGTTGTAGAAGGTCCATTGGATAGTTGTTTTGTTGATAACTGCTTAGCAATGGCTGGTAGTGATGTGACACTTGATGTAGATGTTACTATGGTTTATGATAATGAACCTAGAAGTATTGAGATAGTAAAAAAGATTGAGAAAGCCATAAGAAAACATCAGCATGTTGTTATATGGCCTGAGAATATAAAGAGTAAAGATATAAACGATATGATAATGAATGGCATGAGTAAAGCTGATATAAAACTTATAATAGAACAAAATACATATAAGGATTTACAAGCTACTATGGCACTATCTAAATGGAGAAAATGTTGATTGAAGTTAGTTTAATTGATAAGATGGGAAGCGATCTATCTGTAGTTAATGCAGCTAGAGTTTCATTTGCAAACAAACATGAGGAATTTAATGATACGAAAGATACTAAACTCATCAGCTTTTTGGCTAAGCATGGGCACTGGTCTCCTTTTGCTCATTGTAGTGCTCAGTTTCATATACGAGCTCCAATCTTTGTTGCTCGTCAACTTGTAAAACATCAAGTTGGATTATCATGGAATGAGATTAGTCGTAGATATGTAGACCAAGAAGTAGAATTATATGAACCTAAAGAATGGAGAGCAAGACCTGATAAGAGTATAAAACAAGGTAGTGCAGAGGAAGTTGTAGATATAAATCCAAGAGGTGATATAGTTAATCATTATCAACATGCTATAAAATCTGCTAAATGGTCATATGAACAATTATTAAGACAAGGTGTAGCACCAGAGATGGCTAGAATGGTACTACCACAGGCAATGATTACAGAATGGTATTGGTCTGGTTCATTATATGCTTTTGCAAGAGTTTGTAATTTAAGATTAGATAAGACTGCTCAAAAAGAAACACAATGGGTAGCAGAAGAAATTAGTACACAAATTAAACCACACTTTCCACAGAGTTGGAAATATTTAACGGAGGAAGCCAATGGAATACCTGGGCATTGAAATAGACCCTAACAGAGATCAACTATTTGATCCATCTGGTATTAAAAGATTAAAAGAATCGTATATGAAAGATACAGAATTGTCTCCTCAAGAAAGGTTTGCATTTGTATCGAGAACTTTTTCTAGTAATCCAGAACATGCTCAGAGATTGTATGACTACAGTAGTAAACATTGGTTAAGTTATAGTACACCTATACTTGCATTTGGTAAGACTGAAAGAGGTCTACCTATCAGTTGCTATTTGAACTATATCAATGATAGTGCAGAAGGTTTAGTAGACACATTAAGCGAGACAAATTGGCTTTCTATGCTAGGTGGTGGAGTAGGTATAGGATTCGGAATGAGGTCGTCTGACGACAAGTCTACGGGTGTTATGCCGCATTTAAAGATGTATGATGCAAGCTCTCTAGCATACAGACAAGGAAAGACAAGAAGAGGTAGTTACGCAGCATATCTAAACATATCACATCCAGATGTCCTGATGTTCTTAGAAATGAGAAAGCCTACAGGTGATCAGAATCAAAGATGTCTTAATCTTCATCATGGTTTAAATATTACTAATGACTTTATGGAAATATTAGAAACAGCTATGGTAGATCCAGAAGCTAATGATGACTGGAATCTAATTGATCCACATAGTAGTGAGGTAGTTGATACTGTCAGTGCTAAAGATCTCTGGCAACGTATATTAGAAATGAGAATGCAGACTGGTGAACCTTATATACATTTTATTGATACATCTAATGAACATATGCCATCATGGTTAAAGCAAAGAGGATTAGAAATAAACCAAAGTAATCTATGTAGTGAAATAATCTTACCAACAAATAAAGACCGTACAGCTGTATGTTGTCTATCAAGTTTAAATTTAGAATATTATGATACATGGAGTAAAGATAAACAGTTCATTAGTGATGTAGCTGAGATGTTAGATAATGTACTAACATTCTTTATTGAAAATGCACCAAGTGCTATTGAGAGAGCAAAGTATAGTGCACAACGTGAACGCAGTATAGGTTTGGGTGCACTAGGTTTTCATGCATACTTACAACGCAAAGGTACACCATTTGAAAGCGTAGCAGCCAAGTCATTAAATGTAAGAATGTTCAGACATATAAGAAAGAAAATGGATGAAGCTAATTTGAGACTTGCTAAAGAAAGAGGTGAAGCTCCTGATGCTAAAGGTACAGGATTTAGATTCAGTCACGTAATGGCTATTGCTCCTAATGCAAGTTCATCTATCATTATGGGTAATACATCTCCATCTATAGAACCTTGGAGAGCTAATGCATATAGACAAGATACACTTTCAGGTGCGTATTTGAATAAGAATAAGTACCTAGACGCTTTAATAAAAGAGAAGTGTGAAAATGATAGTAGTTTAGACTATGATAAGATATGGAGAGAAATTATATCTAATGAAGGTAGCTGTCAATCAATAAAATGCTTGACTGATGAAGAAAAAGAGTTATATAAGACATCTATGGAAATAGATCAAAGATGGGTAATTGAGCATGCAGCTGATAGACAACAGTATATTGATCAAGCACAGTCACTAAATATATTCTTTAGACCTGATGCTAACATCAAGTATCTTCATGCAGTACACTTTCTAGCCTGGAAGTCAAAGTTAAAAACATTATACTATTGTAGAAGTGAAAAGATAGGTAAGGCTGATAAGATATCAAGAGGTATAGAACGTAACATAATAAAAGAACTAGATATGACTGTTCTGGCTACTAGTCCAGAAGAGTGTCTAGCATGCGAGGGTTAAATGGCAACACAACTTAAAGTAACAGATCAGAGAGAATATTTTAAACCATTCCATTACCCTTGGGCATATGATATGTGGTTAAAGCATGAGCAATCACATTGGTTACATACAGAAGTACCTATGCTAGGAGATGTTAAAGATTGGAAATCAAGACTAACACAAGAAGAGAAGTTCTTCTTAACTAATGTGTTTAGATTCTTTACACAATCTGATATAGATGTTGCAGGTGGATACATTAATAACTATCTACCTAACTTTCC